AATAACAATTCAGGAAAACTTGTTGGAGTAGTTGGCTGTCGTACAGTTACAACTGATACCAATGCTGGAGATGATAGTGGTGGTGATTTAGTATTTAGCACAAAACCTGAAACAGGAACTTTAGCAGAACGTATGAGAATTAGTAGTGACGGAGAAGTTTTGTTTAACACTACGTCAAGACCATCTGCCAGTGTTGGTGGTGCGAGTTTTGAAGTAGCTACCAACGACCGTATGATTTTAAATTTAGGTTGTCAAACTACATTAAATCGTAATGTTGCTGTATTTAGAAATACAAATAATGCTGTTGGTAATATTGCTGTAAGTGGCACATCAACTTCATTTAATACTTCCTCAGACTACAGACTAAAAGAAAATGTAACAGCAGATTGGAATGCAACAACTAGATTGAAGCAACTTAATCCAGTTCGTTTTAACTTCATAGCAGATGCAGATACAACATTAGATGGTTTTCTTGCACATGAAGTTTCAGACATTGTGCCAGAAGCTATAAGTGGCGAGAAAGATGCAGTAGATGATGATGGTAATGCAGTTTATCAAGGCATAGACCAAAGCAAACTTGTACCTTTATTAGTAAAAACCATACAAGAATTAGAAGCTAGAATCGCAGCACTGGAGAGTAAGTAATGGCAAACGGAACAATAGCATTTGATACATTACAGACAAGTGGACAGATAACAGGCACAGCTAAGTCTGTGGATACAGATTATGTTGTTAATGGTAGTGCAAAGTCTTGGATTCATTTCACTATGGCATCAACTTTTGTAAATAGGAACAGTTTTAATGTAGCTTCTCTAACAGACAATGGTGCAGGAGATGGAACGGCAACCGTAACTAATAATATGTCGGATGAGTATTCTTTGCATTTAGCTTACAGTAATCAAATGAATGTATCACAAGGTTCTTTAAGTTCTTCTGCTTATCAAACAGGTACTTATAACACAAGCAATGCAGCCACAGATGCTTCTATGGCTTCAGCATCATTATCAGGAGACCTCGCATGACAATAGAAACACCAGAATTTCAAGGCACACATCTTTGGGATAGATTGTGTTGGGCAAAAGAA